GCAAACTTTGGCGTTATAGAAACAATATGACCAGTTGCACCCAGAGATGTTGAGGTGGTGCTAATTTGTGTAGTTATTGTGCTTTCTTTCACTTGTATTATATGACCTGCTGAGTGAACATGACCACTACTATTTATCGTCAAGGCACTTGTGCCACCACTATGTTTTATTGCATCTACGTGTAATTCACTTGCCATTACTGTGCTATCTCCTGTACTTTTATGCTACTGTTAAATAGGTTTCCTCCTGCATTTACTCTTAATCTGCCATTACTAGATGTAAGATTGGGTCTTCCTGCTAACTTTATAACTCTTGCAGTTGTGCTTCCTGCACTCACAGAAACTTCTCTCGCAAATCTTGAATAAAAGTTATGACTGCCACCACTAGCTGCTCTTTGATAAATTTCAAAATCTGCTCCTGCCGCTGAAACATTAGAGCCATCGTGTACAATGTGTATAGTACAGCCATTACCATCTGCTGTATCTATGTTGGTTTGGACTTGCACATTATAACTTATTATCAAAAGACTTGATGAAAATTTTGGAGTAAAATTAAAACTAGAACCTGCAAAATCAGCATCAGAATCGCTTGAATTTATCGTTTCATCTTGAAAATCATGTATGACTGTTTGCACAACAGAACCACTAGGCATCTGTACAGTGCTTGCAGTAGTCTTCCCCTCAATCTTATCTACTAATAATCTACTTGTCATTTTATCCTCAAACTATTGTATATACACCATTAACGGTAATTGTAGCATTGCTGACTGTAATAGGTCCTGCTGACAATCCGTTTGTACCACTTGGTATTGTTATGTCTGCTGTGACACTGCTACCGTTTGTTCTAATTATAGAGTTGTTACCCAAGAATGGATACCGTGTATCTGCTTCTGCTTTGGTGTAGCTGTTGGCTATGCTGAAAGCATCGTAGGCTACAATCTCTATCACATCATTTAATGATGCACCTGTGACCAACACAACGGTTGTACCTGTTGTTGATGTATAGTCTGTTGCAGGCTTGAGCAATACACCATTCTGATAGACATCCACGTACTCACCATCACTGTAGCTCAATACATTTGCATTGGCATCTGAACCAGAAAAAGATGTCTGTCCTGCTGTCGCTTGGTAGATGAAGCGTGTTCTAACCCCTTGGTTTGGTGCTTTTCCTATGTATGGCATACTATTCTC